ACTTCTGGGCTATCTTGTCTTTCTAATAAATCAGTGATTGCTTGTATCATTTGCTCTTTCCTCCTGCGGCTTGGGCCAATGTTGTGGCCATGGAATTTATTACACGCAACTTCAATTGACAGTAAGTATCAGAGATTGGGGGCTCTACTGATCCAGGGTGGGTGCGCTGATTCAGATTTTGGATAGACTTATCCATCGCCGCCACACCCTCAGCCATGAGTTCATTGTGTGGTTGGTATGTGGAATAAAAATACAGATGATTCGATACATCTGCCAAATGCTCAGTCTGCGCGGGACTACATGACCCATGCGCGGTCGAGGCTGAGATTTCAATCAACTGTGTATACTCCGACTCACTATAGGTTGGCAACGAAATGATTGAGCATCCATACCAAAAAGGTAGAATCAACATACTACACAATATGGGAACACCAATCCAACGTCTCAGTTTTAGTTTCATAATTGGCATACCCCCGTAGGACAATCCATCACGGCTGCTGTCCCTGTTGTGTGTGTTTCATAGAAACGCTTCTTCGCCTCTTTCAGTGGAATCGCAGTCAATGGGGGCTCCTGAAGCTCTCCCGTAGCTGGATCAACATAACCCCTTGTTTTCTCACGATAAAATGTCGCGCCCTTGAGGTGTGGCAAATACTCAAGCCACAACTTCTCCATATCCTCAATAGGATAATCGTGGGGGAGATTGATCGTCTTGCTCACGGCATTGTCTACATGCTTCTGAATGATACGCTGCACCTCAAGATGATCGCGCACAGTCAAATTGTGAGTGCCCACAAAATGTTCCACACTTTTCTTCTCAACCATAAACTTCTCAAACAGCGGATGAAAAACCAGTTCAGTCTTACGAGCATCCTTCTCCCAGTATCGCCTCTCGTAGGCTGGGGCAAACATGGGCTCGATTCCTGAACTACAATTCTCAGAAAGAATGCTGACAGTCCCTGTAGGAGCTTGAGTGAGGATCGCGCAGTTACGAATCCCATGCTCCAGAACTAACGATCTCGTCTTGGCTGGCATCCGTTTCATAAATCCTGATTCTACATGCTTAATCGGGTGACACAGTGGGAACGCACCCTTCTCAATGGCGAGTAAGACACTGGCTTCATATGCTGCTTTGCTAATAAATCGATAGAGTTTGTCAATGAACTTATTCCCCTCTTCTGATCCATATCGATGTCCAAGCAAGGCCAATGTATCTGCTAATGCGGTGGTGCCCAATCCGATGCGTCTGAGATTGCCCGATTTGATTTTCATTTCATTGAGTGGAAAATGATTCACACTCAGTGCATCATCAAGGAAGCGGACAGCCAAACGAATCGTATCACCCAATGCAGGATAGTCGATCTCTTCACCAACCACAAATCTACTTAGGACGATGTGACCCAGGCAACAGGGCTCCATGGCCGACAATGCGAGTTCTCCACATGGGTTCGTGGTCACCAACTCTTCGATGTAGTAGATATTACTTTCGTGCTCTACAAGTTCCCAATTCAAAAATCCAGGTTCGGCTGAGTTGTACGCATTCTTCACAATCGTATCCCACAACACCCGCGCCTTAATGAATCTCTTATACTTCCCCTTCCAATGCAATTCAATCTCTCCATCATCCTTCACGGCTTTGATAAACGCTTTCGTGTGTCTGGATTTCACGGAGATATTCGCATGACTCAATTCACCTTTTATAAGTTTGGCGCTTAGAAATTCTTCAATGTCAGGATGTGATAAGTCAAGTGAGAACATAAGTGCCACTCTGCGTTGACCACCATTCCTGATCGGTTGGGCACAACCATCGATGAGTCGCATGAGTTCAACCGCTCCTGGCGCGACACCACGCTGACCCGCAATACTTGCACCCCTGGGCCGCACATCAGAGAAATCATCTCCACATCCACCTCCTGTCATTGACGTGACAATCATATCATACGCTGACTTACCCCATCCCTCTTTGCTATCTTTGTTTGGGTCCAACACAAAGCAATTTAATAATTGAGGATTCGTGCGACCTGAGTTATACCAAATGCGTCCACCTGGCACAAACAAATTCTTGACCAGAACATCATAGAATCGATCCACATAGCACTTTTGTTTATCTGGGGCTTCAGCAATGGCCATTTGGTGCGCCACACGGGTGCAGGCTTCTTGCCATGTTTCTTCTGGGGTGAAGGCATAACGATCATGAAATATCTTGAGTGAGAACCCCTGGGGTTCGTAAATTGGTGCATCCATATTCTGATTCCTATTTCTTGGCTAAATTTAATTCTTCCCATGCGGCAACTGCAATGGGACAGATTGGTCGAATGAGTTCTAACATAGCTAGGGCATAAACTCTGATTTCATGTTGAGCGTGGGAATGAGTTCTGAGTCTGAGATAATGAAAGAGATTGTGTAAACTCACCGTCCCGAACATTTGTGAATAAGTGGCCAACGGTAATACTGTTCGCGCCAGTTCGCGGGGGCATCCCATATGCAGCAATGAACGATACGCCACAAAACATGCTTCATTATTCAAGCGCATGATTTCTCGCATCGCTTCGGCTTCTGGATGCTGCTCCTCCGTTCGCATTTGCTTATTGGAGGTTGATTGTGTGGTAATGACATCTACTGCTGGGATATAAAACTCTTCCGGTAGTTCAGTATACCTGGCGGATACCTCATTATAGGCCCATGTCCTATGTCGGTGCCACTGCCTGAAGACGAAAATCGGTGATTTCACATCGAACGTAAATGTCACAGACTCAAATGGAGTGGTGTGGCCATTCTTGATGAGATATTGAATCAACTTAGCATCTTTGCCTTCATCAATTCCTGTTCGCCACACTGCGTCATAACTCACTCGTGCCGAGCGCACAATCGACAAATCAGATCCCATATGATCCACCAAGCGAACGTGTCCATGATCTAATATTTTCACACCATCTTCATTCATACCATCTTCATTCATACCAAAATTCCTTTATTGTTTGAGGTTTTCTTCCAATGTGCCAAATGTGTCAATGCAGTCAATCCAGAAAAGGTGCATCCCTTGATAATGTCCTTCGGCCACCGTCCAGCCAAGATCATCGCATTAATATCTTTTTCCTTCACAAATTCGGGCCAGATCACCACACTATATCCTAGCTTGATTGCCTTCTCCATCTGCTTGCCGATCTCAGCCGACCTGGGCTCATTATCGAAAACCAGAATAATCTGCGCGGCGGACAATTGTTTGGCCGTAAGGATCAAATTGGCATCTCCAGAGGCCACAGCGTTCTCCAGAAACAAACTATCAATGGGACCCTCAACTATATATACAACCTTAGATTGGTCCACTCTCTCCAGGCCATATACGAGCTTGGTGGCATCTTCAGTGGTCCTCACGGTGATATAGCGAAGAGCGGAGTCGTCTAAAGCACGTCCCGAAACCGCCACAACTGCCCCATACGCATCGTAAAAAGGAATGACGAGCCGTGGCTCATCTTTGATCGTTTTGCCATGTTTGGGGGCTATTTCGTCGAGGAAATCGCGGTAACTCTTTGTAAAGTAAAGCTTATTCCAGAATTCTTGTGGAATACCACGCTTCTTAATGTACTGTCGGCAGTAATGATCTTGGGGCAAATCACTAATCTTTTCAGCATGTTGGTAGATAACTGGATCAATGGTACCAAATCGCATCGAGGTGGTGACCTTATTTGCGTCAAAAAATCCAGGATTCTCTAACAGTTGACCCATTCGGGTGGCATCCGGTCGATTGTCTTTGAATGTTTCGAGTAGATATTCTTTGTAGAGATTGGGGGTGAGGTGTTTAATGATCGCACCGAGCCAGGTTGAGACATTGCAGTTGTGGCACTTGTAGGCAAGCCGTTGTTTATTTTGATAGATATAGCCTCGCATCTTGGTTTTCTTGGTTTGTGAGTCTCCACACAATGGGCATCGCACGTTGAAAAGGTTGTTCCCTTTGCGGGAAAACTTCTCAAAGTGGCAAGAGATAAGATTAACGTATTTGAGGTCGATATAGAGGCTCATGGTGGGTCATTATATACCAAAGTTCACTAGAATGCAAGTAAAATCTTTTACTGTCCGTGGAATGAAAGAAGGGAGAAGAGCGTTCCCCAGGGAATGTTGAGATGAGCAAGTAAATAACCAATCACGATAGCCGCACCGGTTATGATGTACTTCCACTTTTTCAATTCTGCTAAAGCAGCCTCCACTTCCTCCTGCTTGAATCCCTTGATGTTCTGAGATTCTAGAGCGCGTTTCGCACTCAGCAATTTATCAATTCTCAATGCAAGTGTCTTCAACTCATCTTCAATATCATCGTGGGCCTTCTCGGCGCTATCGTGTTTGAGTTCGTGCAGCGCAATCATCTTACATAGATTGGCGTTCATCTCCTGAATTTTTTCAACGGCTTCAGCGAGTTTATCCGAAACCTTGGCGTGTTGTATAATATCTTTTTCGATGGAAGCCACCGCGATACGAACGTCCGTAAACCCCGCAGTGCACTCAGGTAATACTTCTAATGGTGACATGTAAATGAGTCCTACTTCTTACCGTTTATCATTGTGGAAATTTGATCCGTCTTGCTCGCTGACCCCACAGATGATCCAAAGTAATAGCCCAGGACCAAACCTACGGCAGCATCCAATGTTCCGAGTGATCGCATCACGATATTTATAGAAGCCTCTGGGACTACGTAACCCAACACATACGCCTGTACACCAATATACAATGCCATGATTGCGAATGCCAGGACTCGTGGCGTCCAATCCTTTGTAGCAATCTCACGAGCACGAGCATCCTTGGTATTATCAGCACTAATTTTTACGAGATCTACATCGAGCTTCTTGAGATCGAGGATCAATTGGGCTTCTACTTCTTTGAGCTTTAACATCTGCTCAGGTGTTGCCCCAGCGATAGCCTGCATAACTTGTTCTTTGCTCGCATCGGGAGCCAATCCCAAGGCGTTAATCACGGCTGTAGTTGCCATACCCGCTAGAGGTCCGCCCATTACCGTAGCGACTGTGGGGGCAATCGCGGCAAGGACTCCACCCGCTTGTTTCAGAAAGTCCAGGTTCATGTTGATGCCTCCTCACGTTTCATTGCTTGATGATGAGCATATGCTAATTCCGACGCAGACGCATCGACGTGTTGCGTCATCTTTCTCCAATTTTGTCGGTCTTTGTGTGAGACCGTATCCCAATGTTTTTCATGGGCGGGTCGCGCTTCTTGTTCCTTTGCCATGTGATCGTCAAGATGCTGCTTGTACTGGCGGATGCTATGAATCGAATTATCTGGGGTTCGTGTTTCATCTCCATATCCATACTTGCCATGATGATAGATTCCATGTCCCCTATGGAGACCCCTGAACACGGGATTTTTCATCGATTCTTCGATGTGTGACTTGAGTGAATACATGAGTTCCTCTTTGAGCCCACTGAATGTTTTTCGTCGTACCATCGAAGCCATAACAGGTGTCTTGCGTTTCTTGGGATTCACACCAGGTTCACCACTGGGCCCAATACCAATGCCAGCAATGTTTCCTCCACCCACACCCATCTCTTCTTTAATGGCTCCAAGAAAGTCTGGTTTCTTAGACAAATCTAAATGTGAGATTCGAAACCCATGCCACCCATCTTGTGTGGCTCTGGCTTTGATCTTTTCTACATCGGCTGATGTTTTACATTGGGTGGATAATACCACCTCATGCAATCTGTCGGTCTTGCCTTTGGGTAATCCCCATAAGACCAATTCATGATCTTCGGCCATATTTATGGGTCCTGTTGGCCGTGTTGTATCGGGGGACGCCGCGCCCAGAGAATCATTGATAGCATCGGCTGGCGGGGGAACCATGTTGTGGGCATTAAGATCAAACATCTCAGGGTGTAGCTTATTGAAATCGCGCATGAGCATACCCGCTACGGCATTTGCTTCGTATTCCATTTCTTCTAGGGACATCTCTCGTCCCTCGGTTATTTGCTTGTGGTGGACGAGTTCATGTGCGAGTGTGCGAAGCACATCAGAGGTGTGGCGACCTTCTACAGCAACAACGACAACACCATTGGATGGTTGATAACTACCAAATGAAGTTGTACCTGTAGCGGATTTGAAAATGGTGAGTGG